AAATCTACTAGACAACGATATATCTGTCTCTCTCTCTGTCTCTGTAACCCCACTTTGCTTGCATGATGCTAGCATGATGCTATCATTCTCAATAAGCCATTGATTTAATACAGATAAATGTTTATTCAATTCATCTTCTGACATTTGCAAGCGAAATGCTAGCGTTCTGCTATCTGGTAAATTTCCATCAACATCTTCTGATGCAATTAACCAAATATTTATTAAAACCCATGCACTTTTACTATCTTTTAATGCAAACCAATCAGGGTCTTTTAGTAAGTCATTATGAACCTTAATCCATGGTGGACATCTGTTATTATAGTGCTGAAATTTCTTCCAATTTTTAGGCATCATACTATTCTCCTTGAGGAATAGTTTCAGCTTGTCTACGCTTAACTAAAATCTCCTCAATTTGCTCAACTCGTTTTTTAGGAATTTCTTTTGCTGGGTCTTTAGCCCAATACTGAATAGCTTGAATAGAAATGTCTAGGGCATATGCCATCTTACGTCTTGAGTTATTAAAGTGTGCTACTGCCTCTGTAAAGTTCATTTGAATCTCCTTATTGAAATGAATAGCGACTATAGCATCTAATTTAAATCTTGTCAAATAATTATTTGCAAATAGTTGTTGACAATAGTAACAAGTAAGAGTATAGTGGCTTTTCAAGTTTAGGAGTGCATATGAATATAGATAGATTTATGAGAATTGTTACTAATGAAAGATTGCAAAGAAAGTTTACACAAAAGTTTTATTATGTGGCAAAATGGTTTGTAGTAATATTTTGGGGGTACATAATATGGCATCTGGTTTAAAGCATATAGCATTAATATTAAGTGAATTAGTAGAAGAATTAAAAGCAGATAATGATAGATGGGAGAAAGCAAATGAGTCAGCAACAGTTTCACGACCAAGTGATGATGGAAAAACAAATACTAGAGGAGACAACAATGAACGTTTACACTAAATTAAACCAAGCAAGACTAGCACTACAAAATGCAAACTTAACAAAATCAGGACATAATAAATTTGCAGGCTATAAATACTTTGAGTTAGGTGACTTTTTACCTGCTATACAGAAAATATTTTCAGAGTTAGAATTATGTGGCATTGTTTCTTTTGGTCAGGAGTTAGCAACATTAACTATTACAGATACTAAAGACAATTCTAAAATAGAAATTACAAGTCCTATGTCTACTGCTGCTCTTAAAGGTTGTCATGAAGTGCAAAATTTAGGTGCTGTGCAAACTTACATTAGACGTTATTTATGGGTAGCAGCTTTAGAAATTGTTGAGCATGATGTTGTTGACGCAAGTGTAGGTGCAGTTATTAAAATGAAAGACACAAAGGCGGAGGACTTTATTTAATGGACCAACGTACTGAAGAGTGGTTTCAAGCGAGGCTAGGCTTGGTTACAGCTAGTCGTGTAGCTGATGTATTAGCAAAGATTAAGAGTGGTGAATCTGCATCTAGACGTAACTATAAAATTCAGTTAGTAAGTGAAAGGTTGACTGGAGAAAGACAAGAAACATATATTAATCAAGCCATGCAAGATGGCATAGACAGAGAAGCGTTTGCTAGAGATAGATATATTCAACAATTTGGGGAAGTGGAAGAGGTAGGGTTTATTAAACATCCTACTTTAGAAGCTGGTGCAAGTCCTGATGGTATGGTAGGTGAAGATGGTATTCTTGAAATTAAATGTCCTATGGGAAGTACGCATACAGAAACATTAATGACACAAGACATTCCAAGTAAGTATGTGCCTCAAGTACAGTTTCAACTTTTGGTAAGTGGTCGTAAGTGGTGTGACTTTGTTAGCTATAACCCAATGTTTCCTAAACACTTACAAATATTTGTAAAACGTATAGAAGCAGACCCTGTATACCAAAAAGAATTAGAGTCAGAAGTAAAGCAGTTTTTGGGAGAAGTAGATGAAGTTATTAATAAACTTAAGGAGATTAAATGAGACTAACAGAGGAGCAAAGATTAAAACTTATGATGGCTTCTAGTGGTTTAACAGCTAGAAAGTTTTGGGATTTAGGTGAAGAAGGACAAGCACCTTATATGGAAAAATTAAATGCAGTTATAGATGAACTATTAATTAGTACTCCAGACGCATTTAGAGGGTCAGTAGTCAAGGCTCATTATACTAGACGTAAAAACGCAATTAGATAACTTAAGGAGAATAGCATGGCAGAACAAAAATATGATAATACGAATACCTTTACATTATTTAAAAATGAACAAGGTGATAACCCTAAAAAACCCAACTATACTGGTTTAGCTAATGTAGATGGTATTGAGTTTAGGATTGCTGGTTGGATTCGTGAGGGTAAAAATGGTAAATTTATTAGTGGTACTGTACAACTAAAAGATGGTGATGTTAAGCCAAAAACAGTTGAAGTAGATGAAGATGTACCTTTCTAGTGCAAAAAGGGGTTTAACACCCCTTTCTGTGCGTTTTAGAGCTATTTATTCATTACGTACATTGTTACTTCAAAGCCAAAACGCATTTCAGTTGCTGATGGTGTTGTCCACATAGTTTTCTCCTTGTTTATGACATACAAAATTGTTTGTCTAGCAAATTATGCGTATTTTGCGATACAAAAGCAAGTAAGAAACATTTATATTACCCTAATGAAAATACGGAGACATTATGGATTTTGATGACGATATAGTAGATAACGACAATAACAGTCGTTTAACAGAGTTACCAGAGGCTAAATTACTTGTGGCTATGCTTTACCAAACCATTAGTGATGCTTTATATACACCAAAAAGAAATAAAGAAACTGCAACAGACAAAACAGTAACAAGTTTACGGTCTAAAAACAAAATAGGTTTACGAGACAAAGTAGATGCTATACAATGGTTATTTGATGATAATGATATTTATGATTTATGTTGTGATTTAGCAGGTATGAGTAAGCATAATATTAGAAATATGGTTATTGAAAAAATAGGTGCAGATATAATACTTCATTTGGTACATGGGTTTTACCAACCAAATGGACATTAATAATATGGAATTAGATGTTGCATGTTATGCCACTGCGGTATATCATGAGGTAAATACTCGTTCATTAGAAGAAAAGGTTGGGGTGATTAATGTTATTCGCAATAGGTTGCATTCTGGTCGTTGGGGTCATTCTGTATGCTCTGTTGTTTATGCTAATAATCAGTTTGCTGTGCAAGATGAAACCCACAATCCAGTTAATAAAAGGGCGTATTTGGAGACTAAACTTTTGGTTATTGATACGATTATTTATCATAAATATACTAACCCAGTTGCAAATGCTTTATATTTCCATGATGACTCTATACCGCCAAAAAAACAATGGTTCGGTAAACGTAAAAAAACGCACATAGGAAGGATGGTATTTTATTAATGAAACCATTGGCATGGCTTGTAGAAGAGTTTGATAGTACAGGTGCTATTGTGTGGTCAGGTCTTATGACCTCTGAACCCACAGAACTTTTATGGTTTAAAGACCTTAAGTCTAAACTTCACAATGTAACAATAACGCCATTAATAGCAGACACAAAAAATATTATTAAAGTAACTAATGCAAAAAAATATGATAGCAAAAAATTAACGGAGGCTAATGGTGGACTATAACCCACTCACACAAAAACAAATAATTGATGCTTATAGCCAAGTGTTTCCAACACGATATGAGCCAATGACGATAGATAGAATGATACAATTTGCAAGAATTATTGAACAATTACATGGAGTAAAGCATGAAGCCTAATTTATTTATAGCAACCCCAATGTATGGTGGATTATGTTATGGCACTTACATGGAGTCTATCTTAAGCCTACAAGCACATTTAATTGCTAAAGACATAAATGCTTACTTTTCATTTTTATACAACGAAAGCCTTATTACTCGTGGTCGCAACACATTAGTTAATGATTTCTTAAAGTCTGATTGCACTCATATGATATTCATTGATGCTGATATTCATTTTAACCCAGAACATTTATTTAAGATGATTGATTCAGATGTAGATATTATTTGTGGTCTTTATCCTAAAAAAGAAATTAACTTTGGCTCACTAGCATTTGCTATTAAAAAGAATGTACCAGAAAACCAATTAAAATACTTTACTGGTCAATATGTAGTCAATATGATAGGTGATGTTAAAGAAGAGCTTGTACCTTTAAATAAGCCCTTTGAGATTAAATATGGTGGCACAGGTTTCATGGTAATTAAACGTGAAGTGTTTGAGAAACTTAAAGACAAGTGCCCTAAATACATCCATAATATGAATGACACTACTAACAATTCTGATTTGGGTGATGAGATAGCAGAGTACTTTGCCACTAGCATTGATGAAGATAAGAAATTGCTTTCAGAGGATTATCATTTCTGTAAATTAGCTAGGGACAATGATATTAAAGTTTGGGGTGCTGCATGGGCACAGTTAGTCCATACAGGAACTTATCAGTATAGTGGAAGGTTAGTATGAGTAAACATATATTGTACAATCAAGAATTATGTGATAATATACAAGCATTTATTAATTCACCACAATGCAAAACTAACAATGACGTTAGAAAACATTTTAAAATGAATGGAATAAAGTTAAAAGAATTAGCAGGGAAAGGTTTAATTAAACTTAAACCAACATTAAGTAAGAGAATGGTAGCTTTTATGGGAAATGCAGCACATCGTAAAAAGAAGTCTTTAAAAGGAGAAGCACATGGATAATGTAAATCATCCAAAGCATTATATGGTAGGTGGTATTGAAGCTATAGATGTTATAGCTAGTCGTTTAACTAAAGAAGAGTTTATTGGTTACCTAAAAGGTAATAAGATGAAGTATGACTTGAGATATTCATTTAAAGCTAACCCAATTGAAGATATTAAAAAGGGTGAATGGTATGCTAATAAATTGATTGAAGTATTACGTGATGAAGAAGCTATTAATCCTCCAGAGATTACTGCACAACTACAGAGAATTGAAATGACGGATGACTAATGGAATGAGGAATCCGTTTGCTAGTCATACGGACTTTGGATTTCTAAAAGAAGTAATTAAAGATAATCCTAAAGCTATGCCTTCTAATATAGACATGGTTTTTGAAAGACGTGGAAACTTTCTTATTGGAGAATGGAAACGTAAAGATGAAGATATTTCTTTAGGACAAAAAATATTATTAAAAGCATTGGCTAATATGCCAAAAACAATAGTGTTAATAATTAATGGTCATAGTGACCATACAGGTACAGAAATTAATAATTTTTATGAAGTTACCCAAAACAAATTAATTGTAATGGGTAATGGAATAGATAGTTTTAAAGAGTATATAAATGAATGGTATAAATTAATCGTCTAATTCTGGCACTTCTGCATAGACATTAAGCTCATCACCACTAATTTCAATATGGCTTCCGTCATCTAGCACTATAATAAGCACGTCTTCACCGTAGTAGGATTCTGCTTCTACTATCATTTTACCTACCATATGCTCACATAGTTTTTCAATATTCATAATTACCCTTAAATAGTTACTACAGACTCTTTAGCAATTTTTTCTGATTTAACACTTCTTGCCCACGAGCCACAATCTTGACATTGGAATCTTTGGTAGACAGCAGTCCTACTTCTTTGTGTCCCTCTTGAATTTAATTTGCGTGAAGCACAATTAGGACAACAAACGTCAGTAGAATATGCGTTATGATTTGGATGTTGTTTAATCCAACCTTTGAATTTATCGTAGACTTTCTCAAGTAATATAACATCATTCTTATTATACTCTTCCATTGTCTTCCAAGCCTTACGGTCATCATTCATACATTTTAACCATAGTGCATGACCTTCATGTGCTGTTTTAGCACCAAGTCCTAAAGCCTGTGAAACATAATCTAGTTTGTTAGATACAAACCTAAACTGTCTTCTTGCTACTTGAAGTAAATCTATCTGTTT